GTATAGAACCTGTATCTTTACCTGCATACATCGCATCAACACCAGATGCAACCTGGATATCTGTTCCAATGTTCGCTTTTACCTGTAAAAGTTCAGGTGGAAGTGGTGGGAACTGTCCATAATGCACTGCATTCGTTGCGTCACCGTTAACTGGGAACGTTTTATCTGCATCGTTACCGTATTTAGCGAATTGACGTAGATTAATTCCTGATTGAACGTTGACAAAACGAGGTGGACGCTGTGCTTTGTACGCATACGTAGCATAAATTGAATTAAGTAAGTCGTATGTTAAATAATTACCGAAGATTTTAGCTGGTTCAGATGCTCCAACTAGGTCTCCTGATGGTAAATTACAGTACAATAACGAGAATGGGAACATTCTTGGTTTCAAATCTTCCTTACAATACAACACATAAGCGTCATCTAGTAGGTGAATCTCTGCAATTTTGTAGCCATCGTTGTTATCTGCATTATATTTTACATACAAATAGGTAATTCTGTGGTAATTTTTAGAAGAACCGTCTGCTAATTTACGGTCAACAGGCTGTAAAACGTGAGGTTCTGCCTCATAACCACCCAATTCTTTACCTAAAGCCTTAGTTAATTCCTCAAGTCTTTCCTTATAAATCTTTTTCGTGTTGATAAGTGTCAATGAATAGTCATCAAAGTAGTAACAATAGTCTGCATTATCGAATTCATCGGCATATGGATCCCTTCTGAACTTCATTGGGTCAATATTTTTTAGAATAATATCGCCTTTATACCAGAAATTTTTAGTTCCACCAATGATTTCTTTGCTCCATCCTACCATTGTTACACCTAAATTTAACAAAGCAGCACGCTCACCAGCTAACATTTGAAAGTGATCCGCTTTAATATTTGCCCAGATTGTATCCATAGCTGAGTTAAACTCGTTACATAACTGAATATCATCTTTAGATCTAGGCATTAGTTCCCCATAACGTCCAACTGTATAAATTGAAGCTAAGATATTTTCCTTAACGTAGTTTACCCAGTTGGTATCTGGTGTTAATTGATAAGACGGAAACTTTGCTTTAACAACTTTCCATACTTTACCACGATCAGCACCATCCAAAATACGCATACGCTGCATCGCTTTAGTGTAATGTGCGTTTGTGTCTCGAATCTTTTCTTTTAAATCATTCAAACATAAACCTTCAGGTAGTAAGTATGAACCGTAAATATCTTTCTCTGATTTCTTACTCATTCATTATCACTCCCTCCGAAGATTTCATTGACTTCATCAACAATACTTCTCATATCTTCATAGGCCTTGTCTTCTTCTGCATCTTTGTTATGCATAACTTCAGACATCTTTGGCATTAAAGATTCAGGTATTGGTTGTACTATGTCTTCGTTTTTATGATGAATCTGTATTTGGATTGGCTTCTTTGTAAAGACCAATGCAATCAAAATTCCAAGAATAAAAAACAAAACATCAATCATAATAATCTCCTTTCTCTATACCAAATGCTGTTCCTTGGTCATCGAATGTTCGAGTCTCTGGCTCGTTGCTAGATAACTGCCATCCACCTCGATTTCTTTTCTCGGTTTCTTCTTCTAATGAACGACCGTACTGGTCGAACATATCTAAATACAGCTTACGTGGATCAGCTGGAAGCTCCATACAAATCCACTCAAGTGGTGTAATACTGTGATCGTTCTTATCAATAGGTTCATCTTTGGCAGACGTAGTGTCATTAAGAGACCTAGGTTTGAACTTACACTCTCGCATTTCTTTAATTAAATACTGGCAACAATCGTAAACTTCTAAACGTCCTTGCTCAATGTAATCGTTCAGTCTATAAATTCTTGCTTCCCTATTAATGAATCCTGGTTTAAAAGATACTCCGTATTCTTGGTAATGTGTAATAAGATCTTTTTTATCGTAGTCTCTTTTATTATTCTTCGGATCAATAATAGGTGTGGTATACCATTGTCCTATCTGTACATCTTTTGCTGCTTCTTTAAATAAATCAGCAAGTTCCTTAACAGATGTGTTGTTCGTTCTAATGTCTTTATAGATTACCAGCTTTCCTCGATCGGTATCTATGAATCCAAACAGGAACACAGATGGATCTTGAAGTCCGTAGTCATGCGCTGCAATAACTTTGTACTTCGGTGGAATGACAATCTTCGAAGGTGTGGGAACAATGCACTTCGCAAAGTTCGGATAAACAAGACCTTCGGCAAAAAGGAACGAACCGTAAATGTATCTTCTTACCCACCACTCAGGTTTATTCTTAGTGTTGACCGCAATATAG